CTTATGTGGCATCTATATTAAAAAATTCTATTACGTTTCTTAATAAACGTACTTTCCCAACAAATAATTTAGGAAAAATGGCAACAAACAGAGATTTGCTTAAAGAAGCAATCGCAGATGCTAAAGCTGTTAAAGAAACTGCTATCGCAAATGCAAAAGCTGCTCTAGAAGAAGCCTTCACACCTCAATTAAAATCAATGTTCGCTGCAAAACTTCAAGAAATAGAAAAAGAAGATCTTGAAGAAATGTACGGTATGTCTGAAGACGAAAAAGAGCTTGAAGAAGGAGGATACGATGAAGAACATTATGACCCAGTTACTGGAAAACGTGTAACTGTTAAAGATGTTACTTCCGAAGATCTTGACGAATACAGAGAACTTCAACCATCCGATGTTCCAAAAGGAATGAGCGGTGTAAAAAAAGATGAAGAAATTGATGAAATTGATTTGGAAGAGCTTTTACGTGAGCTAGAATTAGAAGAAGGTGATATGGAAGACCTAAACGAAGCTGAAGAAGATGATGATGATGACACAAACGTGTCTGACGAAGATTCTGACGAAGATGACGATGAAGGTGAACCAATTGACCTCGAAGACATGACAGATGAAGATCTTAAAACTATGATCGAAGATGTCATTAAAGACATGATCGCTGCAGGTGAAATTGAAGCAGGTCATGAAGGTATGAAAGATGAAGTAGGTGTAGAAGATGAAGAAGAAGTAGATTTAGCTGAACTTTTGAAAGAAATCGAAGAGATGGAAGACAAGGAAATGTATGAAGAAAAAGAACCAATTGATGAATTTTCAGGATCCGATACATTGCTTGGTGCCGACCAAGGTATTCCAATCGTTGCAGCACTTATTGGATCAGCAGTTGCTTTAGTAGCTAACCAGTATCGTAAATATAAAAAAGATATGAAGATGAGTGATAAAGAAGCAATTAAAAATGTTGTAAAAGATAAAGAATTTGCAAATTCTTCAGAAGCTAAAGAATTAAATTCTGATATAAAAGCAGCACAAAATGATTTAAAAGCAGGCCCAGTTAAAGAAGAATCTTCTGAAGAACTTGCTGAAGCTTATAAAACTATCAAAGCTCTTAAATCTGAATTGAACGAGATCAACTTGTTAAATGCTAAACTTCTTTACACTAACAAAATCTTCAAATCTAAAAATTTGAACGAAAGTCAAAAAGTAAAAGTGTTAAGTTCGTTTGACAAAGCTACTACAGTAGGTGAAGTAAAATTAGTGTTTGAAACTTTAAACGAGGGAATTAAAGTAAAATCAAACTTAATTAAAGAAAACTTAGGTAGTGCTTCTAAAGCAACAGTTACACCAAACGTTAAAAAACCAATCGTTGAGTCAAACGATGCATTCTTACGTATGCAAAAATTGGCTGGAATAATTTAATTAACAATTTAAAAACAAAAAACAAACAAAATGTCAAGTATTAATTCTTTATTAGAAAGCTCGGCTTCTGGATGGAAAAACATGCAGAGCGATGCAGCTCGTATGGCCTCTAAATGGGCTAAAACGGGATTATTAGAAGGATTAAATAGCGAAGTTGAAAAAAACAACATGGCTTTAATCCTCGAAAACCAAGCAAAACAACTTGTTGTTGAGCAATCTTCAAATGGTGTTGGTGGTGCTTCTTTTACCGCAGGACAAGGTGAGCAATGGGCTGGTGTAGCTCTTCCATTGGTACGTAAAGTATTCGGTTCTTTATCATCTAAAGAATTCGTTTCTGTACAACCAATGAATTTACCTTCTGGTCTTGTATTCTTCCTAGATTTCCAATATGGTGCTTCTGCTAAAGCTGCTCCAACATCACCATTTGGTCCAAGTGCCGATACTTATGCTGCTACCTCATCCATGTATGGTAACACAAACCCAGGAGTAGCTAATGATGCCTCTAACGGTTTATATGGTGCTGGTAGATTTGCTTATTCAATTAACCAATTCTCTGCTTCTGCAACTTCATCTTTAGTTGTTGCAACTTGGCCAGATGTTGATTATAATTCAGATTTATCTGCTTCTGTTGCTGCTGGTAATTATGTAAAAGTTACTTATACAGTAGGTGCTGGAACTATAATCCCACGCCCAGATTTTAAAGGTGTTCGTGCATTCGTTCCTGCTTCAGGTGCTGCTGCTGCTCCACAAGCTGAAATATATGCTCGTTTGTTACCTCAGTATACAACTACTAATGGTTCTTCAACTGTTACATTTGTATTCTCTGGTTCAATAGCTAGTGTAAATGGAGTTTTACCATCAGGTTCAGGTACATTTAACACATTGTTCTACAATGTTCAACCTGCTGACAACTACAGAGGTGATTTTGAAGATAATAGTGGTGCTGGTTATCCAAATGCTGAATCTACAGCTGCTGATGCTTTAGCTATTCCTCAAATCAATATTCAAATGAAATCTGAGGCTATTGTTGCTAAAACTCGTAAGTTAAAAGCACAATGGACACCAGAATTCGCTCAAGATTTGAACGCATACCAATCTTTGGATGCTGAAGCTGAATTAACTTCAATCATGAGTGAATATATTGCGTTGGAAATTGATCTTGAAGTAATCGATATGTTAATCCAAGATGCTTCTGCATGGGATGAATATTGGTCAGCTAAAAGCAACAACTACCTTAATAGTGCTAAAACAGCTTGGGCAACCGATGCTGGCTACTATAACACACAAGGTCAGTGGTTCCAAACTTTAGGAACTAAAATGCAGAAAGTTTCTAACAAAATTCACCAAAAGACATTACGTGGTGGTGCAAACTTTATCGTATGTTCTCCAAC